CTATCGCGGCAATTGAGTTCGCGAACAACCATGGCTGGCATCTGCGTTTCCACATCAACGCGGGTCGTGTCGAACGTGGTGATGAGGTTCTGAAGAATCTTCGTGCTCTATTCAAGCACTCACGCCATGAGCTCATTGAGCATGGCTGGCTGCCGCACGCGGATTTCCTCAGACTTCTGAGAACGATGGACATCTCGTTGCAGGTTTCTTTCACCGAGACTTTCAACATCGTGTCTGCTGACGCTGTAGGTTTGGGCGTGCCGATCGTCGTGTCGAAGCAGGTAGATTGGGCTTGCAGAGCCTTCCAGGCCGATCCCAACGACGCCTCTGACATTGCCGCAAAAATGCGAGAAGCCCTCCACTCGCGCATCGGCACGTTCCTCAATTACTGGGGCCTTTCTTGCTACAACCGCATGTCGGCAAAAGTGTGGTGCCGTTACTTCCACGGCAAGGTGGCAAAGAAGGACAAGTCATGTCTCTGATTGGCCCGCTGTTTGGTGACCTCGAGGACTACTCCCCTCGAGGTTACACCTATTTCGGAGAGAAGTGTCAGTGTTCCTGTCACGACTCTCCGAATGTCAAGCACATCATGGCATGTTGTTTCATGTTCCCACCTGATGAAGAGCAGGTCAACCTACTAGAAGAATGAGTGTCGCCTATGCTGGCTTTGAAGATCATCCTAACGTTGGTGTTGATACTGTCACCCCTGGTTGTGATGGGACTGCTGTTCCAATCTGAGTCGAAACGACGATCCCAGGTACAGTCTGTGACGACTGTTCAGGTGACGGTCCCGTTGTCGATGGTGGGGCAGGTGGAGGTGCAGGAGCCGGTGGCGGCGGGTAACGTAGCTCTGGGTCGTTCGTTACCACAGTGGTCCCGGCTGGAGCGTATTTTAGCGCTAGCCATTTCGAAGCAATTGCGTTTGCGCCCACCGTGCCAAGATAGATGAGCCACAACATCACTACTGAATCGCCACTCTCTTGATTCAACAGATTGAGGGCTAGGAAGGCGATCGTTGCTGCACAGTAAGCAACGTTCGTCCAGAATTTCGTCATGCTGAGTTCGCCTTTGCGTTCTCCCACGAAGAGATCCGACAAATTGGATCCTCTCAGAGCCTTGACAAAGATGACGAAAATCAATATCATGAATGCTGCGGCAAATGTGCCGCCCACCACGATGAATGCGTTGGCTGCGAACCACTTGGCGACTGCCAGTGTCTCGTACCAACCGGAGGCATGAATTTGAGCTATATTTTCGCTGATAGGGTTGGGCATCGTCTTTTCACTCGGTACATCGATCGGAATGGGCGTCGGGTTCAGAGAGTCTTTGACAAATACCCTTTCGAGATATTTATCCCTGGAAAGCGCCATGACGCGATGTCTCTCTTCGGCGAACCGCTTTCTCGTATAGAGTGTACTGAAGTTTCAGAGCTCTCTGACTTCGTCAAAAACTACTCAGAGGCCACGAAGGTCTACGGCCAGACGTCACCTGTGCACCAGTGGATCGCCAAGGAGTTTCCTGGCCCGCTGGAAGTCAAGATGGAGAACTTCCGCATTCTCAATTTCGACATCGAGGTTGAGCACTCAGAGGGATTCCCAGAGCCGGACCAGGCCAAGTACGAGATTCTATCGATCTCCATGAAGCAGTTCGGGGTCGACAAGAAGATTACTCTGGGCTTGAAGCCATACCAGAAGAAGCGCGACCAGGACGTCTACATCCAATGCCGTGACGAGCGTGAGCTCCTCATTCGATTCATTGACGAATGGCGCCGAGTCGATCCAGACATCATCACAGGCTGGAACATCGACCAGTTCGATATCCCATACATCGTCAACCGCCTGACAAAGATCCTTGGTGAAGATGAGGCACGTAAGCTGTCGCCATTCTACAAGGACACGACCAAAATCTTCAATACCGTGAAGATCGGTTTTGGTGAAGAGACGTACTCGATCCTGGGCATTCAGTCGTACGACTACATGAACCTGTACAAGAAATTCCAGCCCCAGAAGCTCGAAAGCTACAAGCTGGATTTCGTGGGTGAGTATGAAGGTGTTGGTCGCAAGACGGATTACTCGGCTTGGGGTAACGACCTGATGAGGTTGTACCATGAGGCATTCGAAACATTCATCGTCTACAACGAAAACGACGTGTGGATGATCGAGGCGCTCGACAACAAACTCAAGTTCATCCAGGTTGCAGTCTCGATTGCATACATGACACACTCTCGTCTGGCTGAAGCTCTGGCGACAGTGAAGCCCTGGGACAACTATTTCTACAACCTACTCTTGGCTGACGGCATCCAGATTCCACCATCAGATGTCCAGGCAGCTGAGCAAATTGTGGGTGCGTTTGTCAAAGTTCCGACAGTCGGAAAATACAAGTGGGTCGTGTCCCTCGACTTGACTTCGCTGTATCCTTCGATCATGCAGCTCTGCAACATGGGGCCAGAAGTCATGGTCCAGCGTAGGTTGTTGGAAGGTGAAGAAGCCCTCAAGATCGTAGAGAAGATCCTGGACCGAGATACTGACTTCTTGGCGGAATTGGAGAAACGTCGGAGTTTGGGCATTGTCTCGGCTGCGAATGGCGCAGCATTTTCTCAGGAACGTCCTGGCCTCTTGGCTCGTGGTGCAAAGTTTGCATTCGAGCAACGAAAAATCGTCAAGGGTCAAATGATCGCGATGAAGAAGCGCAAGGAAGCTGGTGAGGATGTAGCGGATGAAGTCGCTCGCCTCGACGCTGGACAGCAAGCCCTCAAGGTTCTCGGCAATGGACTCTATGGAGCGACTGCGAACGCAGCATTCCGCTACTTCTCCAGAGATGTTGCTGAAGGCATCACAGTCACAGGCCAGCTGATTATCAGGTTCATTTCCGACAAGATCAATGCCTTCTTGAATGAGAAGTTCAAAACCAAGGATGTTGAGTACGCATTCTACAACGACACTGACTCTTGCTACATCACACTCGACCATTTCGTCACCAACATCCTGAAGGTGCCGCCGGAGAAGCAGGGTGCCAAGGCGAGCATGATCACCGACATCATCGACAAGTTCATCAAGGATGAGATTGATCCACTGCTCGAACGGGAATTCAACTGGTTGGCAGAGACCCTCGGTTCCAAGAACAACACTCTGTCGATGAAGAGGGAGGCGATTGCCGATGCCGGCATCTTCCGTGGACGCAAGAACTACATCCTGCAGGTTTGGGACCTCGAAGGCGTCAAGTATCACGAGCCAGTGATCAAGACGGTCGGTGTCGAAGCTGGGCGGACTTCGACTCCGAAAATCGTGCGCGATGAGTTGAAGTCGATGTTCAGGGTCATGTTGAATGAAGATAACAACACTTTGTTGACAGCCGTGGATACCTTCCGGAAACGGTTCTATAATGCGAAAGCATCAGAAATCGCTTTCCCGAAGGGTGTGTCTGAGATCAGGGGCAAGACTCTTGAGACGAAGGGCAACCCAATCCACGTGAGAGCATCGCTCGGCTTCAATGAGCTGATCAGGCAGCACAAATTGCTTGGTATCTACGAGCCGATCAAAGACGGATCGAAGGTTAAATACGTCTACTTGAAGCTCCCGAATCATCTTCGACAGAATGTGATTGCGTTCACTGAAGAGCTCCCTGAAGAATTTGGCCTCCACAGCTTCATTGATTACGATACACAATTCCAGAAGACCTTCCTCGATCCCCTGAAGTCGTTCACCGATATCATTGGATGGGAGGTTGAGAAACGATCGACTTTGGATGACCTATGGGAATGACGATCACTTTGAACTATCCAGCCCCGAAGCTTTATCCTGTGGAGAAGCCGGTCCGCTGCTGCATTGTGTATGGGTACGACAAGAGAGTGAAATATGAGGACGAGTTCAAATTCGTTCCCGTCTTCCGTTGTGCTCGTGAACCTGAAACCTATGTCGATGGGACGTGGTACTGTGGCATCCACGATCCCTATCGCTGATCTAGAAGGAACAACATGGCATCACTGATTGAACGACTGAAGAAAAACTCATCCATTTCTGAATCTGCTATCCTTGAAGAGTCAAAGTTCTTCGCCAAGAAAGTGTTGATTCCGACTCCGATTCCTGTTCTGAACATCCTCCAGTCGGGTAAGATGAACGGTGGCTTTGGTCCAGGCATCACGCTCTGGGCGGGCCCGTCGAAGCACTTTAAGACCGGCTTCGTGCTCATCAATATCAAGGCGTACATGGACAAGTATCCAGACGCTGTCTGCTTGTTCTATGACTCAGAATTCGGTACTCCGCAGTCCTACTTCAAGCGCAATGGAATCGATACATCACGTGTCTTCCACACGCCAGTCACGAATGTTGAAGCACTCAAGTTCGACCTGGTGAAGCAGCTGGATGGACTGACTCGTGATGACCATGTAATCATCGCAATCGACTCCGTTGGCAACCTGGCGTCGAAGAAGGAAGTTGAGGACGCACTCGAGGGCAAGTCAGTCGCCGATATGTCGCGCGCCAAGGCCTTCAAGAGTCTGTTCCGAATCATCGCGCCGATCCTGACGATGAAGGACATTCCACTCCATGCCGTGGCACACACGTACGAGACGATGGAGATGTACGCCAAGCAGGTCGTATCAGGTGGCACTGGACAGTACTACTCGGCAGACAATATCTACATCCTGGGCCGCCAACAGGAGAAGGGAACTGGCGCTGAAGAGAAGGACATCGTTGGTTGGAACTTCGTAGTCAACGTCGAAAAGTCACGTTACGTCAGGGAAAAGTCGAAAATCATCGTCCAGGTTCGGTATGAGACTGGCGTGTCCAAATGGTCTGGCCTTCTTGAGTTGGCAGAAGAATTTGGCCTGGTGGTGAAGCCTAAGGCCGGCTACTACTCCCGTCCGACAGTCAAGGATGACAAGAGCTGGCGCAAGGCGGAGACCAACTGCAAAGAATTCTGGGGCCCGATCCTGACCGAAACGAATTTCGGAGAGTGTATCGAGCAGAAGTACCTACTACCTGAAGGAGAGCAAAATGCCTCGAGCGAACGAACCGATCCAGAAGACGATAACGAAGAAATGGTTGAGCAGGCTGTTGAATGAAGGCACGAACGTCGACTTGACCTATGTCAAGGCTGATGGAACCCGCCGCGTCATCACTGCCACCAAGGTTGATCCTGATGAGGGCAGTGACCCGTCGCGTATCACGGTCTATGACAAGGTCGTGGACGACTGGCGCACCGTCATCATTGACAACATCGAACAGGCTGCGTACCAAGAATGAATCCGCAAATCCGCGAAGTAGCCGAAAAGAAAGACGGCTCTTTCATGTTCACTGCAGAGGACCTGGATCAGCCTGGTGTCCTCTACGGGTTCGACAATGTGCGCCTCGTGCAGAAGGAAGGCACGAATGAAGTTTATCTCGAATATGAAACGGTGGCTTCAATCGATAAGGAACTCACTCTCACCGAGGCTGAGGTCCAACGAAACGCCGTCATCCTGCTCAACCAAATCTGGTCAAAGTTCAAACCACATGACTAATCTCTCCAGCATTTTCGCATCACCGAACACGGATAACTTCCAGGACCTGATGCGCAAGAATTTCAAGAAGGGCGTCAAATCCCTGACACAGGTTTCATTTGTAGAGCTGGAGACGGGCCACTATGACCTCTTCAATGCAGTGTCAACTGACAACCCGAAGAACCTCGATGTAGAGCCTAAGTACATCAAGGATTTCACGATTGTGGGCTTCGATATTGAGGTCTACTTTGGTGATTCCCAGAAGGGTAAACGACCGACCCTGATGGTGGCTGGTGCCGGCGAAGTCTCGCCTCTCACCCAGCAATTCCTCGAGGACGCGACCCAGAACAGCTACGCCGCCAACTGGGTTGAGCAACTCACAGAGGTGCTTGAGAAAGCACAAACTACTGCAGATGTTCGCTCGATCTATGAGAGCCTGGTCGGCGAATTTGTTGTCTTCGTTTTCAAGGATGGCGAACTCTTTGTCTTCTCGTCAGGGAAGCAGCTGAGGACCGACAACCGTATGAACTTGACGGCGACCTCACTTGCATTTTCTCGTTCTCTGCCTGAAAGGGCGTTGATCAAGATTGATCCGGTTTCCAAGAAACTGTATCCTATTTTGACCTTCTGATTGAGAAATCCCACTAAATAATGACGCTGGTGCAATGCCAGCCTCACCGAATACCAAGGCCGAAAGGCACTGTCTAAAACGAGGAGATTCCATGATTCAGATTGAAAAGACTGACCCGGTTCTGGGTCAGAAGATCCAAGATATGCTGAAGTCTGTCGGTGTTGATACTCCGACCACCAACGGCCTAGCTTGGTCTGATACAACAAAAATCAATTCCATCACCGAGTCAGTCAAAGAGATTATGACAACTCTTGGATTGGATTTGGCTGACGACTCTCTGTCGGATACCCCGAAACGCGTTGCCAAGATGTTCGTCCAGGAAATCTACTCTGGCCTGGACCCCAAGCTGTTCCCGAAATGCACTGCTGTCGAGAACAAGATGGGCTACGACGAAATGGTCGTGGAAAAGAATATCGCCATCAAGTCAATGTGTGAGCACCACTGGATGCCGATTAGCGGCGTGGCACACATCGCCTACATCCCGAGAGAAAAGGTCCTGGGCCTGTCGAAGCTGAACCGAGTGGCCAACTATTTCGCCCGACGCCCCCAGATTCAAGAGCGGCTTGCGGAGCAGATCTATTTTGCCCTCAAATTCATTCTCGAGACTGACGACATCGCTGTCGTGATTGACGCCGACCACTTTTGCGTCAAGCACCGCGGCATCATGGATGAGAATTCTCACACCATCACGTCGAAGCTTGGCGGCTGCTTCAAGAACGATCCATCTGTCCGCGCTGAGTTCATGAGTCTGATCCGATGAGTATCGAACCAATCAAAACCATTGCAGATCAATTCCTTCGTGAGCTTCCTTACGATTGCAGTGGGGTCGTGGTCTGTCTTTCGGGTGGACTCGATTCAACTACAGCGTTGCGGCTCGCGGTTGAGAAGTATGGCGCCGACAAAGTGCGTGCCATCTCATTCGACTACGGTCAGAGGCAAAAGTTCGAGTTGAAGTGTGCTGCCGTCAGCTGTGCATTCCTCAATGTCAAGCACCGAGTCTTCGACCTCAGTTTCTTGAACGAGATCAACAAAGGCTTCAGTGCCAACACCGACACCAATGTCGAGATGCCGACCATCCATGATGTACTTGGTGACCCGCAGCCAGTGACGTATGTCGCGAACCGAAACATGATCTTGGTTTCGATCGTGGCGTCGTATGCTGAGACGCAGGGATGTGACCTGATCCTCGCAGGCTTTCAGTCGAATGACGCATACGGCTACTGGGACACGACACCCACCTTCACTGCCAAGCTGAACGCCGTGCTGGACGAAAACCGGAAGGCTGGTATCAGGCTGGTGTGTCCATTCGTTAAGTACAACAAGACAGAAGAGATCGCTGTCGTCAAAGAACTCGACGGCAATCTGGAGCTGTTCAAGTCTACACTGACTTGTTACAATCCGATCCAGAAGATGGGCGGAATCGTTTCTTGTGGCGTATGCCCATCTTGTGCAGAACGTCTGGCTGCGTTCAAGAAGCTGGGGCTCGTGGATCCAATCATGTACGGAGGTCACTAATGTGTGGCCTCTTTGCATCGCGCGATCCTGAAAAGCTGGAAGAATTGTTTCAGCTGAATACTCGTCGGGGGCAGACACGAATGTCCCTAACTCCTTTTGGAATTGGACAGACCGGCAAAGATCTCTGGATGGAGGTCAGCTACCAGTCAGATGAAATCCGGATCAGGTCCGAGTACACCTGGCCTGGTCGTTTCCACCTGGGCCATATTCAGGCTCCAACGTCTGTCCTGAATATGGCACATCCGGCTGAGTATGGCGGCGTGCACATCTGGCACAACGGCATCTTGAAAGAGGAGACAATCAAACGTCTCCAGCGAGGAGAAGGCGGCGACAAAGAGAATTGGGATACGTTTCTGATGGCTCGGGCACTCAGGGAAGTTGCCAACGAGACCCATCCTTCAGATGTTCTTTCATCTCTTGACGGATCGTTCGCATGCTTCATGTATGCTCTGGGGCAGATGTATGTGTTCCGAAACGAAATCTCTCCTCTGTTCGTCGATGATCAGCTGAACTTCTCTAGTGTCAAGTTCAAAGGATCAAACAGTATTGAGCCAGGAATCATCTTTGGCTTGGATTTCACTTACAATAAGTTAGATGACATTGGCGTCCACTTCACGACGGCCAACAACCCCTACATCCTCTGAGGTCACAATGACTGATTCGCTAACTAAGATCGCCTCGAAGTCTCTGGGCGACTCAACATCATACGCCGTCTACACAGAGCAGTTCGATCCGTCATTGCTCAATCCGATGCCTCGTTCGGTGGCACGAGACCTTCATGGAATCACGGGAACGGAATTCAAGGGCCATGACGTTTGGACCTGCCATGAGTCTACATTCCTTCTCGACAATGGCCTCCCGATCGCAGGCACCTTGAAGTTCCTCTATTCTTCGGAATCTGAGTTGATGATCGAGTCCAAGTCCATGAAGTTGTACTTGAACTCTTTCGATATGTGCCGGATGGGTGACACCGTCAACAAAGCTGTTGTGGCTTACGAGGAACAAATCACGAATGACTTGAAGAAGGCCCTCAAGACTGATGTCCGGGTCAAGTTCTTCACGGCGGACGATTATGCTAACGCCGGGAGGGTGGATCTGCTCAAGGGTTCGAAGGACCTGATGGCGACCTACACCCAGGATTTCGGGTTTGATAACTGGAGCTACAAGGCCTTCCTCGAGAAGATGGTCATTGACGACTACTCTGGTGAGAGGAATCACATCGAAGCGGTTGAGACCGGGACGGTGCAACAGCATTCGTATTACACCAACATCCTTCGTTCACGCTGTCGTCATACGAAGCAGAAGGACACCGGAACGGCCCTGATCAACTACAGGAGCAGCAAGCTCATCTCTCCACCGTCCATTCTCAAGCAGATCATCAGCTTGCGAGAGGTGAATGAGTTCCATGAATTCTGCGCCGAGAAGCTGTTTGTGGAGATCTACAAGCACCTGAATCCTGGTGATGCTCTGACGGTGACATTGCTCTACTCACGCCGCGGATCGCTTGACATCAACCCGACTCGAACGATTGGTTACGGCGTCGGCTGGGAATATGGCCACTTCCTCGACCCAGGCATGATCGTCACCAAGACACAAGGACAGTAATGTCTCTACATCTCACGCTGGTTCATTCAGCACCAGCATACCTGAGAGCAATCAGGACAAGGTTCTCTTCAGAGCACCCCGACGAACAAGTCCACCTGACTGAACTCGTCACCAAGGGTCTCGTGCGCATCCGACAGATGTGCCGAGACCTGATGAGCGACCAAACTCTCAAGACTTCGATCCTATACAATGCATTCACTGAGGCTGCCCACGGTCAGTGGCTCAAGGAGCAAGACTATTACGGTTTCGACCAAGTCTATGCTGACTCTGGTGGACTGCAGATGGTCACCCGAGGGCTTCCTCTGACTGAGGATTTGAAGCTCCAGATCTACGAGACACAGAAGGCCTCAGATTTTGGCTTCTGCTTTGACGAGATTCCGTTGAAGCTCAAGGAAGGCATTGATCCTGAGACAGGCAAGCACCGAGCACTCACGGATTCGAAGCTTTTCTATCCAGAGGACTTTACGTCATGTGCTGAGCGTACAGCCCAAAACGTCTTGAATCAGTGCAGGGCGTTCGAAGGAACAGACACCAAGGCGTTCTACATCGTCCAGGGCAACACCTCTGACGAAATGTACCGCTGGTTTGAACGAGGAGTAGACATTGTCGGACCGGATTATTTCAAGAATGTGCAAGGCGTGGCTCCGGCTGACACTTGCATGGGGAACGGCGAGCTTGAGTCTATTGACATGTTGGTGGCATATCACCGAATGGTCAGCGACTTCGGCCCGAAATATACGAGGAAGCACATACACTTGCTCGGAGTCGGATCGCCGTCACGACTGATGCCAGTTGTGTTGTTGAAACGTTCAGGATTCATTCCACCCGACGTGGAAGTCTCATTCGATTCATCGACTCAGTCGATGGCATACGCGATGGGGAACTACTTGGATTCGGATGGTGATCGCACGAACAAGGACCACCAGAAGGTCATGCGCATGTTTGGTCGGTTCTACGACGACATGGAAGACCTGTTCGTGGAGTTCTCTCCAAATATCACGAAAGAGTGGTACTTGGACTACACCGAAAAGCGCTATCTGTCAATTTCGGACACAATCAAGCAGTGTCCAAAGGAGATGGAGATCGCAGTCAGAGCATCCGTCACACTCATGTGTATTTGGCAAGGACTCGGGTTGTATGCTCGCCTAAAGGAAGACCTGGAGTGTGATGAAGTCCGTCAAACAGGCCTTGGATATCTGACGGAGGTAAATACTCTCGACGATTATCATCACTGGCGTCGTCAGTTCGAGCGTTTCATGTCATCAAAGCGCATCGACAGAAAGACCAACAACTCACTTGTGGATATGTTTGAATGAGGAGTCACTATGCACTATAGAAATGGCCGTGAGGCAAAGAATGGCGACAAGATCGTTTCCCTGGGCGGCTACGGCGCAGGCCCGGTGAACATCAACGGTATCGGAATCCTTTTCGACGCCAAGCCAGGTAACGATTACTGCAACGGAAGCATCGCGTCCACCATCGGCGGACCAGTCGTGGGAGCTTGCCTGTGCGATTGTCTCCACTACGACGACGTTGCCCAGCTGATTATTGACGCTGGCCTCGACAAGCGACCTGTAGGCAAGTAATGGCAGCTCCGCTCGACTTGAACCTCACGCCGCAGCAGATCTTGAATGAGACTGTTGTAGCGGCTGCAACTGAAGGTTTGAGTCGAGCGGCCTTCCAAGATCTTTTCCACAAGAATATCTCGGGCTACTACAATCTGCAGAAGCACGAGGTCAACCTCAGTTGGGATTTCGACAATGGGAGCGTGGGATTGACTGTCGGGAAGGACAGTTTCATGCTCACAGGTGGCTTCACATTCTGAAGTAAAACACTAGCAGATTCAACCAGTGAATGGGTCCTTCATATACTAGAATGATGACATGAAGATCAGATACAGTGAAATCTTTTTCAGTTTCCAAGGCGAAGCAGAGTATGCAGGAACACCTGCTGTCTGGATTCGTCTGTTTGGATGCCCACTTGAGTGCAACGGCTTTGGGCAGAAGGATCCAACGAATCCTGAGTCATGGGTTCTTCCTTATCAGGATGTCAACCTAGACGGCATCACTTCTGTCGATCAGTTGCCAGTTTTCGAGTATGGATGTGACTCGTCATACTCATGGAGTAATCGGTACAAGCATCTGGTGACGGATGAGTCCGAAGACCAGGTCGTTGATCGATTCGAGAAAATCCTCGTCGAAGACTGCGGCATCACAAACAAAGACTGGACGCACCCAATCACGGGTCAGCCAGTCATGCTCTGCTTTACTGGTGGCGAACCCATGCAGTGGCAGAAGGCGATGCACGCAATCATCATGAAACTCAAGGAGCGAGGCCATAATCTGTCGATCATCACGATCGAAACGAATGGCTTCCAGAAGCTCAATGAGATCTTCTTCAAGGACATCAAGCAGGCCGCGAAGATACACTTTGCGACGTCTCCGAAGATGTTCACGGTGTCGGGCGAGAAAGACGCGATCAAGTTCAACAACCTCTACACCTACGCTGGTTGGTCAAACACAGGCGTGGTGAAGATTGTTCACAATGGCTCAAGGGCAGCGTGGGATGAGTTGACAAGCATCACACCACAACTGATGCCTCTGAGGCCCAAGTGGGACTTCTGGATCATGCCAGTAGGTGCCACAAAAGAGCAGCAAGAGCTGCCGTCTGTCGCCGAAATCGCTCTCGAGGCAATGCGCCGAGGCTGGAAGGTCGCAACCAGGAACCACGCTTATGTCTTCAACAACGTCATTGGACGTTGAACAGACTCTATTCGATCTCCTGAAAGAGGAGGTTTGGAAGGAGCTACAAAACGAACATCCCGAGTACCGAGGATTCAAAGACCTCGATGACTACTATGTGTCACAAATTGTGAAAGCCGCACAGGGAATTACACTATCATGAGAACAACCTACGTCCTTGATTCTTCTACCATCAACACAATCGAAGATGTACGCAACGTCTTCGAACTCCTGCAGATCGGTTTCGCATTCGGACCTGAACAGCAGCCGTCTCCTGAAGCTCTGGCCTTCCTGCAGAAGCACTTCAAGCAGATTCCTGATGCGACGGCCCTGGTATACGAATGAGCGAACTGACGAATGAGCTTCTAGTTCTATCGTCACTTGTCCAGAATGAAAACTACGCCAGGAAGGTCCTACCCTTCCTGAAAGAAGAGTACTTCCACGACCCGATAGAGAAGCGGCTAGTACAGCTGGTTACTGAGTACTACGCCAAGTATCAACAACCTCCTCGTCGTACCGATCTTTCTGTCAGCGTGCAGAATGATCCGAAGTTGGATGAACAGCAGACTGATGAGGCCCGGGCAGTTGTCGGGCAGATGTATGCTGCTGAACCAGCTGGAAACGAAGAGTGGCTCATGGAGACGACCGAGGCCTTTTGCAAGGATAAGGCGATCCGCAATGCTATCTTCAAGTCGATTGAGGTCTACCAGGGTGACGACAAATCGATCACCACGAATGCGATTCCTGACATGTTGCAGCGAGCGATTGCTGTCACATTCGACAATCGCATCGGCATGGACTTCTATGATGACGCCGAGCAACGCTTCGACTTCTACACCCAGCCAGAGAACAAGATTCCGTTCCACATCCAGATCCTGAATGATGTGACGAACGGCGGCATTCTCAGGAAAACTCTGAACATCATCACTGCTGGCACGAATGTCGGCAAGTCATTGTGTTTGATTGACCTAGCAGCAGGATACGTCAGGCAGGGGTACAATGTCCTCTACATCTCGATGGAGATGCGCGAGGAAATGATCCTACAGCGATTCGACGCAAACATGCTTCGGGTTGCGGTCAATGACGTGGCGTCACTGGGTAAAGAGCGATACCTGTCTCGTATTGAGACGTTGAGGCAGAAGCAGTACGGCAAGTTCAAGGTCAAAGAGTTTCCGCCTGGTTCGGCTTCTGACCTGAACATCAAGAACACGATGGATGAGTTGAAGCTCAAGCAGGGCTTCATTCCTGACGTCGTGATCGTCGACTACATCCAGATTGTTGCTTCGTCGAGGACCAAATCTGGAGCGGTCAACAGCTACACCTACTTCAAGTCGGTTGCCGAAGAACTCCGTGCTCTGGCAGTGGTCACTGATACGGCCGTTTGGACAGCGTCACAGTTCAATCGATCCGGTATGGATGCTTCGGATGCGAATATGTCTGACATCTCAGAGTCCGCGGCGATTGCGTTCACGGCTGACGGCATGTGGGGCGTCTTCAGAACAGAGGAGTTAGATGCTGTTGGTCAGCTGCTCTGGAAACAGTTGAAGTCTCGATATGCCAACAAGGCACAGCGTACTAAATTCGTGACAGGCGTTGACGTCGAGAAGCAGACGCTGTTCGATGTTGACCAGCAGGACAATCACTCTGGTATGACAGGTGTTCCGCCAGCTGGTGAAAGGCCGACCATGAGTGCTCAACAACTGAAGAGTCGTTTTAGCGGATTTGGGGTGGAATGAGATATTGGTTCCCTCTGACAGAGGCGGCTCACACGACGATGCAAAATCCTGAACCGGAACATCGTCGTGCTTCTGGTCTCTGTGTTTGTATCTGCGGGGACTTGTATCGCAACCATCCGCTACATCCACTCGTCTTGAATTACGAAGGCGAGCCGTTTGATCAAGTGTTATGTGATGGAAGTTTTGTTCATCTATAGGGGCAAGAAAATGAGAGCGAAAAAGAAGCCTGTGGAGATTAGTTGTTGGTTGATCGAAGACCTCGTCTTCGCATTCAACAATGGAACTCTCCCAGAAGAAGTACAGCGTGGATATGAAGAAGGAGTACTCGAGTTCAGGGATGGAGGAATCTACATCCAAACTCTCGAGGGCAAGATGTTTGGCAAGCCTACATCATTTTTGATGGAGGGCGTGCAAAAGGAACTCTACGCCTGTGATCCTGACATATTCTACAAGACCTACGATGTGGTTGATGTTCCAGCTGAGCCGACTGGATTCGTCAAGAAACATGATGGCCCATGTTGGAGACAGTCACACGCAGACTGCGGATGCTGAGCTCTGTGATACATAAATAGATCCAGAACTCAGGAGATTTCCATGGCACGCTACCCACGAGACGCAATCAACACAGCTATCGGTCGAGCTGACCCAATCAACGGGTCGCAGCTTGATCACAACCGTAACCTTTCGAGCCCGGTCTCTTACTACAAGCCGAACGCTGGTAAGGCTGCGTTTGTGAACCCATCTGCGGGCCCAGACGGCTTCTTGCTCTTCTCGCGTGACGCGGAAGGATCCTTGGGCGTTCAGTTCTCTCTGTCGACCAAGTACACAGACATCACGGCGATTGACTGGGCTTACGGCGACACAGCTAACGCTGGCGACACGACTGGTGGATTTGTTTCCACGACCCGTCACGTCTATGCTTCAGCTGGTTCTAAGACCGCAACAGCAACGATCCACTCGGTCGCAGCAGGCGGCACCAAGGCTTACTCGGTCACGGTCACGGTTGACGGCGCAACATCTGCACCAATCAACACTGTACTCCCAACAATCACTGGATTCGTTGCTGCTCATGGTGCAACCCTAACGGCAGTAGCAGGTACCTGGAATCCAACTGGTGCGATCACGTATCAGTGGATCTGGGGTGACACCGGTGCCAATATCGCTGGTGCAACGGCTTCGACGTACACAACTGTCATCGGCGACGTTGGCCACACGATCAAGGTCAAGGTCACGGAGACGAACTCCCTCGGAGCAACGACTGCAACATCTGCAGCTACCGCGGCGGTGACATAATGATCGTCAAGAAGGACATCCTCAAGTCTGAAAAGAAGTGGGTGAAGTTCCCAGGGCTGATCGACAAGGGTTCGATCTGATGAAGGCTTTCCTTCTCGGAGCGCTGCTCGCCCTGGGAACTTATGCACATGCAGCTGGTCCAGAGCCTTGGATCCTGCATGTGCAGCTGCCGAATGGGTTGGTCCAAACCTGCCTAATCAACAGCTTCCAACTGTCGTATCCAAACGCAAACTTTCAGGTTGAGGCTTGCGACGAATTCACAGAAGTCATCTTCCATGACTCGTTCGAAGAACAGCCATGAGAATCATCGTCAAGATCTAAGTTGCGAAACAAGAGCGCCCGACTTCCTCGGCTAAATATCGAGAAGTCGGGTTTCTTTTTGGGCGAATGATGAAAACATTTCAAGAATTCATGGCCGAGAGCGCTGATCCCCTAGAGGCGAAGCTATCAGGAGGGCGAGGTGATAATCCAGCACTGGCTGGCAAGAAGCCTACGAGTGATCATGCTCAGATTACTGATCATCTGAAGCCACAAGATTCTCATACAGAGAAATACTTGCAGAAAATCAAGCCGCACGTTCAAACCACTGTCAAGCAGAATTCCCACAACATCGCAGCCAACGACGGCAACAAGACAGCGAGACCGCAATGAGAGATTTCATCACCTTCCTAAATGAAGACGGAACGGCTGCCAATGTCACTGGTGGCAATGCTAACGTCGACAGCTTCTTGGGCCAGAAGGCTCCAGGCAACGACCAGCCGCAGAAGAAAAAGAAGGA